ACTGCGAAGTCGCTCGTGATATAAATATGCCTGTGCGGAGGGGGGTCTGTATGCCTGTTGAACCAGCTGCGTTGGAAGAATGTGCCTTCGCCGGGTGTCGGGTTCTGCTGGTAGAGACTTTCCCAGTCGCGAACGCCCTTGAGGCTGATCGCTGACTTGATCCGCTCAAGTGCGGGAAGGTCATAACGCTCGGGCCAGAGCGCTTCGCCCTTCTCGTTTATGGCCGGCAGGATGAGCTTGTGCCACTTGTCCCCGCCTGAGGCTTCCGCTTCGAGAAGCCGCCCTGACAGGTCATCCTCATGCCAGCGGGTCTGGATGACGATAACAGCGCCGCCCGGCATCAGGCGGGTGTAAGCCGTTGATGTGTACCAGTTCCAGACCGTGTCCCGCTTGGTCTCGCTCTCAGCCTCTTCCCGGTCCTTGATCGGGTCGTCAATGAGCAGGATATGCGCGCCGCGGCCCGTGACAGCGGTTCCAACACCCGCTGCGACGTAAGCCCCGCCTGCGGTTGTGTTCCAGCGGTTGGCCGCCCTGCTATCCTCAGCAAGCCCGCCCTCGAAAAGCTTCCCGTATTCAGGGCTGCGGACGATGTTGCGGACTTCCCGGCCAAAGTCTGAGGCCAGGTCGTTGTTATAGCTCGCCGCGATGATCTGCTTGGTCGGGTTCCGGCCCAGATACCACGCTGGAAAGCGCCTGGAGGCCAGCTCTGACTTGCCGTGCCTCGGGGGCATGGCGATCATAAGCCGGTCGATCTCTCCCCGCTCTACGGCTTCCAGAGCCTCGGCAATCGCCTTGTGATGGCCGGCAGGCTCGTAAGCGGGGTTAGTGTATTCCGTGAAGGGTATCAGGCTTCGACGGGCGAACCGGCGCCTCAATAGCTCCTTCGCCGCCATCGCTGGCGAGATATGCGGATAGATCGCTGTCGCTGAGGTCATCCACCGTCACATTGCGATTGGTGCGCTCGGACCTTTCGACCCGTTCGCCGCTCAGAATGCCAAGCTCTTTTAAGGCCGCTACGGAGGCGCTGTGTGCGCGATCCTCTTCGGCGGCATCTAGGATACGGATCGCCCGCTTAACGAGCCACGCGAGCGTCACAGAGGCTTCTGCGGCTATTGGCTTGCGGAGTTCTTCCAGCCTTGCCTTGATCCTATCATTTCCTATCAGGCGGCTAGCGTTGGCTCCGGCGACATCGTCTGTCTTGGCTTTGAAGCCAGCGCGCTTGTAGGCTTCCGTTTGCGTCAAGCCCTCAATGATGTAGCGGCAGAAGCGTTCCTGCTGTTCTGACAGGTCGCTCATCGCGGCTTTATCCTGCCGTTGGCATCGAGAATGAGTCGCGCTGACAATTGGTAGAGCGGCTTTGGCCTGACGGGGCTTTCGATCTCCCCGACAAGCTGGCCGTTCATGAACACCAATTTGCGCTCAGTTTTTGGCATCGTCGGAATCACGCCTGCACCCATCCATAATCATCACGCCATCCGCCTTGGGGTTCGCAGAAGCGGAGCTTTTCAATGCGGATGCGTCCATCCGAGAAAGTCACGGTCAGGTCCACGTCTCCTGATGACATGCCCATTGCACTGGTTGTGAGCGTGACCTGACCGGATGAGACAGAGGTTGAAGCTGTGATGTTTTCGTCTGTTGACGTGGCCGTAATGGTTGCGCCGTTCAGGATGTCGGTGAAATCGAGGATTGCCTTGGCGGTTTCGTCTTCACGCTGTTGAAAGACGAAGCGTCCGGTCTGGTTGTCCTTGGAGACGCCGCGCAGGATCTCGCGGTTGTTCTCGCGGTATCTGACGATCGGGTTGGGGTAGGCCATTATCTGGCGCGCCTTGCGTAAATCGAACCGTAGGCGGTCGTGGTCGACGTCGTGAACACGGCATACGCAACGAGATATACGGTCGTGGTCGCCGCGATTGAGATCCGCGCGCAGCCCGTCTGGAGCGCCTGTGTTGAGGCTGTCGTGAAGGTTGCGTCCATGAACACGTCTCCGCCATCGGGCGCCGCAACAAGCGTGTTGTTGGTCGTGCTGATGCCGGCGCGAATGCGGGTCGGGACAGTCGTGGCCGCGAACAGGAAAACGACGCCGCCCCAGACATCCCAGTCACCCGCTGTGAGCGATACGGAAATGATGGTCTTTTCCGTTGCAGTCGTGAGGCTGGTTGCCGATCCGCTGGCGAGGGCTGCGGTCTGGAATTCACCGACCTGGCCCGTGGCTGCGCTGTCGTTGGTCCTCGTGCCGCCTTTTACGTTACGAAAGAGGGCCATCAGGTGAATTCCGTTACGCGGGCTGAACCTGTGGCGCTGGCCCAGATGCCTTTGAGAATGCCCGTATATCCATACGGAACCTCGTAATAATCACCGGCCAGAAGCTGGACCGTGTGCGCCGTGCTTGAGGACGTTCCTGCGCCTACCAGGAGGTACAGGATCGCGGTGCTGTCGTTGTAGACTGACGCCCCATACCGCGCCGAGTTGGCCGCGAGGATTGTTACATCCGATGCGCTGCCGGCTACGCTCGATTGCGTGCCCGTTCCGACGACGCCATCCCCTGAGGGGTTGGACCCTGCGCCACCCCCGGGGGTAACAGCATTGCCCGTGACAGGGTCTACGAGAACGACAGGGTTTGCGTACCCGCCGGAAGGAAGGGGGAAGGTGATTGCCATTGGCGTTACTCGTTGGAAAACTGATTCAGATCAGCGGTCTAAGTCGTAATACAGCCTCATCGGGACCAGTTCGTCCGCGTAAGGAGCGTCTTTGAAATCATTCAGATTTCTGGCCGCGCGCAGGGAAAAGCTCACCGCGCTGTCGTGGGCCGAGATGCAATATTCCCAGTGCGCGATCCGCAGGCGCTTGTCGCTCAGGGCGGCCTTGATCCGGGGCGTCGAGATTTCCTCGATGAGCCGGGTTCGCTCCGTGTTGTGCGGCGTGAGTTCGTAGATCGCCAGGAGGTCGCCCGTTGAGCACAGGAGGCGGACCTCCTTGCGCAGTATTTCCCGGATATGAGGGTCAGGTTGCCAGCGACCGGCCTCAAGCAGGTCCAATGCGGCGTCCGTGAATTTCAATGGAGCGCCCAACGAAAAAGCCCGCCGCGATTGCTCGGGCGGGCGGATTTCTTCATTCTGGCGAAAATATGCCGTGCTTCGTGCACTAGATCAAGCGGCTTGTTCGAGCCTTTCACCCAACTCCTTGTGTATCGTGGCGAGGGCAATGCGGAGATGGCCTGTCACCCTCGCCTGACATTTCCCGCCCTTGTAGCCGTAGGCTTTGAGCATGTAGGCGGTCATTGAGATGTTGCGCCTGTGGGGGTCGCCGGGGTGGATGACCAGCGCATAGAGCACCCTCAGGCTTTCGGCCGGGATCATCCTCAGGGCGGCCCTTAGCCGGTGGATCTCGGACAGGGCATCGCTCTTGCGGGTGTTCCAGCCATCAAAGCCGGTACGGGTGTGGGACACGTTCCTTGGCCTCTGGGTGGGCATGTAGACCCGTCTGGCCTTGGCATAGAGGCGGATGGGGTCGTTATTGCCCCCGGCCTGTGGAGCCTCCTCAGAGACGCGGGAGAGGCCCGAGGCGGTCGTGTAGTAGTCCTGCACAATTCTGAGCATGTCGATGCCGGCGCAGAACTCCTGCCCCGTTATCTCCCCTGCCGCTAGCAGCCTGTCCAGCGCGTCGATGCGCTTTACCGTGGTCTTGCCGGTCACGCCCTGAACGTGGACCTCATCGTCGCTTTTCAGCTTTGGCCGCTGGTAAACCTCTTTAGTCGCCCCAGTCCCGTCCATGACCTTACCTCAATGAATAAAGGAACCCGATGACTGCGACTGCGAAGAGGGCGAGGATCACGTAGTCCTCGCCTCGGAAGGTGGGGGGCTGTTTCATTCCCCATCTCCCCGGCTGTTGTTGAGGCTGGCGAGGATGAGCCAGCCGATGATGGAGCCTGCTAGGAGGATGCCGCCTCCCCACATGACGAATTCCAGAGCGGTCATTGCGCGACCTTTCCACGGATGGCGTGGACGATGCCTGCGAGGGCTACGAACAGGATTGCGAAGAGCCCTGCCGTCTGCTCCGGGGCCAGACCGGGGATGGGGGCGAAGCGCAGGGAGAAAGCGACTAGCGCCGCTCCTACCGCCATGGCGATGAGGGTGTGGCGCATCAGGCGTCCACCTTCGGCTTGCCGAAAAGACGTGAGGCCCAGAAGCCTGCCTCGCCGCCGTGCTTGTGAGCTTCGAATTTTTCTTGCTCTGCTCGATCGCCAGTCCCCTCGGCTTGAGGATCAAGTTCGCTCACCACCGGGGCGGGCTCG